AAGTGCTTCCAGAGCATTATCGAGAAATTTATAAATGGTATCTTCGTTGGGCTATCAAATATCGCAAAGATATTTTATTAGCCAGTAGTGACCCGGACTTAAAAAAGTTTGAAGAATTAGTTTTAGCTCTTTATAACAATCTTTACACCGGGCAGGACACAACGATTATCACTTCTTAATTAAAATATAAAAATATGGCTTATTTAAACCCTCTTATTCCTACAGTTGATATTCAACAACAACAACCAACAGGTTTACAATTAATAACTTTTGGGACCGTACTAGGGACTCCTCCTGCAGGAGCAGCCTATGCTAACCTTTTCTCATTACAATGTATATTGCAAGATATTAATGGAGCTGGTGTTTATCAGAACACAGGAACCGTTGCTGTACCTGCTTGGACATTAAATAGTCTGACTTAGTTTTTTTCCTCCCTACTTATTTTTGCGGATGAGTAGGGGGATAAGAAAAATATTAATATAATAAAATATGGGAGATACTTTAAAGAATATAAAAATTCCGTATCCTACTGAGGGGGTGATTCGCTCTGCTCAGCTTAATGATACGATTACCCCAGAAAACTCAGTCCAAATAGCTATTAATATGAACTTCGATAGGGTCGGGGCAATTATCACCAGAAACGGCATTGAGACTTATGCCCCTCCATTGTCAGGTAATATAATTTCTTTTGGAACATTGAATGCTCAATCAAGTATCAACAAATTTCTTTTTTCTCAAGTAGGAAGCACTATTCAAGTTTTAAATTCTGGTACAAACACTTGGTCTCTGGCTAGAAATATTACCGGTACAGCTAAAGCTAGATTTTCTCAATTTTTAAACAGAACATGGATGGTAAATGGCAGCGGAGTCGTCGGTAATGTGCCCATGACTTCAAATGGAAGCACCTTTGATTCGACTGATGTACCATTAACTTTTCCTAAAGCTGATTTTATCGAAGCTGGTTATGATGGTCGAGTGTGGATAGCCGATGCTTCTAAAGATATTTTATATTATACAGATATTGTTCAATCAATTGATGGAACGACCTATGTTACACCATTAACTTTTGATATTACTAAAAATTTTATAACTAAATTCTCTCCTCAGGACGGCGAGTCTATTACGGGATTATTTAGAGTTCCGAAAGCTTTACTTCTTTTTAAACAAAATCATATATACCGTGTTTATAACACAGCGAACGTTGACCCATACCCAGCTTATAATGTAGGCACTTTCTCTCAAGAATCAATTATTCAGGCCAAGGACGGGATTTATTTTCATCATTCATCTGGATTTTATAAGTTTACTTATGATTCCCAACCCACAGAAATTTCTCGTAGAGTTATAGATTTTGTGAAAGCAATCCCTCGTTCATCATATGAAAATATAATCGGTATTTACGATGGTTTTGATGCTGTTAAATGGTCCGTAGGTTCATTGACGGTAGAAGGAGTTACTTATTATAACTGTCAGATGAGATACACTATTTCAACTCAGGTGTGGACAATTTATGATTTTTCTGGTGTAAATATTACGGCTTTGATAAAATATGATAACGGTTCTACCATCGAACAAGTCATAGGCACTTCCACTGGATTAGTGGGAAAACTTGATTCTGGATACACAGATTTTGGAGAGGATATTTATTATGATATGATTGATAGGTGGCGTTGTTTTACGGATATGTATTCCTTAACTAAGAATATAAGCGGTATGATGGTTATGACAGAAAATGGAGCTGGAATGTCCCTTCAGTATCAAACTGAAAAAACTCCCGTTGATGCCTGGCAACCCATAGATACTGTTAAAGATAAATTTGATGCTTTATTTCCTAATGCCTCTACTGAAGATTTTAATAATATTAGATTAAGACTTAGGGGTTATACCAATGGAACGCCAATTATTTATCATGGTACCGAAATATTAAGCATCCAGATTAAAGGTCTGGAATCAAACTAATTATGAAGCTAACAGAACTTTTTCTAAATAGATACCTATATAGGGATAACTCTCAGAACCTAGAGACAAAGGACTCTGCTTTTGTGTCCGCCGATTCGACACCTGAGACTCCAGCAGCAATTCCTTCTGGTGGTGCAGCTCAAGATATTAATATTAGTAATGTTTACATAAACGGAAATCAGATAGAACCGGGAACTATCCCCCAGACCGTTTTAGATGTTTCTAATTGGGGATGGGGTCAAACATGCATATTTTCTTCTACTAATGCCAATACTGTTTCTTGGAGTTCCGGAACTTTCACGTCAGCTGACGGAAGTTCTTACGCTATCTCTTCTGGCAATACCGGAGCTATGACTGGTAAAAATTATATTTATTTATCTTTGCTAGATTCGTTAACTGTATATCAAGTAACCACGGTACCTGCAAATTCAGTAGGAATCGGAAAAGTATTAGTAGCAGTAGCTCAAAATGATGCTGTGTCCGGTGTAAAGGCTACCTATAATTTATCAGAAGCTACTCAGATTGTTGGAGATAATATTTTAGCTAATAGTATTAACGCTTCTAAAATAACTACTGGTCAGTTAATTGTTGGTACTAACGTTGGCTTAGGGTCAGCTTTCGCTGCCTCCAGTGCTGGTGCTTTAGCAACTTTAAATGTCGTAGAAACAGCCCAACTCGGAACCACAGTTATTGTTGGTGGCTACATTAAAACTAGTTTACTATCTGCTGACAATATTCAAACAGGAACTCTAACAGTAGACCCTGGGGCCAGTAAAGTAAGTGGTATAACCGTCCAAAGCGGTGGAGCAATTACTCTTAATTCAGTAAATAGCACTTCATTTTCTGATATTAGATTTAGAAACGGGTCAGCTGGATGGGACATGAGATATATTGCTGGTGGCGGTGGTGGTTACACTGCTGGAGATTTTTTAGTTGAACCAGTAGCTAATGGTCAAAATTTTTCAATTGGTTCGTTTCCTTTAACAACTATAGGGATTAATACTAATTTTTCAGTATTTGGAACCTCTAATCTTTACAATATAAATTCTCGATATATAAATTGTTATTCGGTTACTCCGATTTCTGATGCTACTTATAATTGTGGTTCGGCTTCCAATATGTGGGCTAATGTTTATGCCTATAACTTATCTTTATCTGGTGGTAAATATATAAATGTTAGTGGAACTAATATTCAGAGCAATTCAGATTTCAGAGTGGCTGGCTCAATTACTCTAAGCGGGAATATGGTATTTGAAAATAATGCTAGTATAACAATTAATGGAAGGTCATATTTCCAAACTACTGGAGCTTATGACCCTACAAAATATTATTTAAGAAGTGCTTAAAAAACATAATAAATATATGGCAAGAAATTTTTACAAAAGTGGAAATAGTTACTATTACTCTGATAATAATCAGAAGATTTTAAATATACCAGAGTTACAAGCTGCCCAAAAAGCCGGTGGTAAAGAAACTACTCCAATAGAAACTCAGGCTTCTGTGGATAAAAGATACGCCGATGCAGCTGCTAGCAACCCTGCAATTGCTACTCTTGCTAAAGGTGGTTCATCTTTAGATGAGATTATTAACGGTTTATCCACAGGAAATTTAAGTGGCATTGTTGACTGGCAGGGTAAACCATTCAGCACTCAAGACCAACAGGCTGCCTTGGACCAAGGAATGAAAGATAACCAAGCCTTTTATGATGCTCAACAGGAAAAAGATAAAGCCGATGTTGAAGCTAATTTAGCTCAGAAGCAAGCTGATTATCAAGACTATTTAATTAATTCCGGAGAACAATTCCAAACAGATAAAGCTACTTCAGACCAGACAGCTGCTAATAATGGAGTGTTGTTTTCTGGAGGCAGAGTTCAAAAAGAAAAGAAAATGGCCAGTGCTTACAATCAAGACCAAGCTACTAAACAAAGAAACTTAGCCAACTCTGTCGGAACTGCCGCTAGAGATTTTCAGTATAAATACGGAAACGATGCCGCTAATGGCTTAAGTAAATACTATCAAGCTGGAAGCAATACTTATGACCCTAGTACCGCAGCTGGAGGAGTTGCTTCTTCAGGGCTATCTACTATTTACAATCCAAGCGGATACAACTTCCAGGGTACTGTAAAGAATGAACAAAAGGCTAACGCTAATACTAGAGCAGCTGGATTACTTTGGAATAAGGGAAACAAACTTTTAGCAACTGGTTATAATAATAAATACTAAAAATATGCCAAGCACATTATCTAATCTTTATAGCAACAACGGCCTAAATGCTGCCGGAGTCAAGGCTTTCAGTAATCCGTTTTCTGACAGGCCTCTTCCTAACGGAGCAGGGGTTTACGATGCAGCGGCTACTTCGGGCCCAGTTATCAAACCAGCTCCTATTTTTACTGGAATTAAACCAGTAGTTCAACAGCCGGCTCCTGTGGCCACTCCACCAGTTAGCACTCTTTATGATAAGTATAAAGACCCAAAGACCGGCAAGGTTATGACACCAGAGGAATACGCTATCTATTTAGGAAATAAAGTTCCTAAAGGTAACGGTGAAATTACTAATTATGCTGGAGATGCCTTAACTAATCCTAACAAGTCAGCTTCAGAATTAACCGCTGATGCTACTAATTTAAACAATTCAAGGAACGATATTGCCACTGGTGCTTCTGACCCATATAAAGTCGGTAACCAATCTGGAGTAGCTTATAGTCCAACCGAACTTAAAGCGATTGAAAATGCTTATGCTGGTGTTTATGACCCAGCCCTTCAAGATGTTTTCTCAAGACTGAAAACAACTCAAGATGCTGAGAAGGCCAAGACTGATTTGCAACAAGCTAAAGATTTGGAAACTTATAAGACAAACGAATCAATTCGTCAATGGAGAGCTACCACCGGAACAACTCC